CGAGCCCCCTTACATGCAGCGGCAATTTCTTGCTGCGTCTTGCCGCTTGCCAGGGCAAGGACCTGATCGCTGAGGCTCGGCGAGCTGCGCTTGTCGCCGGCCGTAGTATGCGGGCGCCCGGAAAGAGCCTTTTGTACCAGTCCAGGAACTGTGCGGTCGAATCGACTGATCGTCATGCTTGCCTTTCGGAAGCCGTTCCTCAGCTCGATTTGTCCTGCTCGGCTTGCCATTCCATCGAGCCAGGGGCCCAATTGGTTTTGGTGGGTGTCGCCTCACCTCGCTCCGTCTCGGCACGGAGGGCCTCGGCCTTTTGCCGATAGAATTCATAGATGCCCCAGCCCTTCATCTGGGGATTGAGCATTTCCAACGCTCCGCTGCAGGCATCGACCTCGTCGTCATGGGCAAGTTCGGGGAAGCCTTCGAGGACGCGGAACAGCTCCTCGTTCCACGAGCCCCGCCGGATCTTCACATTGCCGGCGCGGCACTGCGAACTGAATGGCCCGAACCTGGTTAGCTTGTCGCCGCTCTCCGAGGTTGGAGTTACGGTGAAGCCGCTGAGCGCACGCACCAAGTGAAGCGCCTGGCTCTTGCCGGCCTGCCCCGGATCTTGGCCGAATCCGATGCGGACCTGTTTGCCATCCAGCATCGCGGTGTTGAGCAAGAGTGTGTCGACGTCGCCCGGGTTGGCCCGCGCGCGGACCATATCCAACAGCCAGTAACCGCCGTCTTTGTCGCGACCGAGCTTGATGCCGACCGTCCAATCGGGGTCGTTGAACTCGGTTTTTTCGGTGGCGGCGAGATCCCAGTAGCGGACAACGTCAAGGTCGGCCGGGATCGCGTCGACGACCGCACACCATTCCCGTTTGAAGTAGAGGCCGGCGGCGGGCCTGATCTTCCAGTTGCCGCCCAGCAGCCGCTCGCGCTCGAGTGTCGGTAACGACAGCAGCCATGCGAGATATTCCGGGTTGACCCGTAGCAGAGCGGGGTTGTCGAACACCGTCGCCGGGATGAAGGTGACGCTGATCGGTCGCGGCGGCTCGATGCCTGGTGGCAAATCCGCGGTGCCCGGGTGGTTTCGCGTTAATTCTTCCGGCCGATCCGCCCATTCGATTTTCTCTGCGATGCGGATGAAATAACGCAGAACGCCGGCGCGCTCGGGGATCGGGAGGCCGCTCTCCGGGTCGATCCACCACGAAAGGAAGTCGGCGACCCAGCTTTCGGAGTCTGGGTTGCAGGTCGCGCGGATATAAGGCCGGACACCGCAGGTCGAGCGGTTGCGGCTGACCATGTAGAAGAATTGATGCGCCGAGAAATGCGTCAATTCGTCGAAGCAGATCAACGTAATCTGCGAACCCTGCCAGTCGTAAACCGTGGTTTCGAACTGCAAGTGCGAGAACTTGATCTTGCCAAGCGGCCAGCGCCACTCCCGCATTCTGAGAAGCGGGGTGCCGCCGAGCGGGGGGTAAAAATTCAGGCTCTCATCCCAGAGCGCTCCGGGATTGGTGATCTGGGGCATGGTGCGCCGGAAGAAGACGGCGGCGAAATTGGCAACCCGGCCGACGTGGCGCAGCGGCTCCAGGATCAGGCCGGTCGTCTTCCCGCCACCCGCCGCGCCGCCGTAGACGCAAATATCAGCAGAGGTTCGCAGAAACTCGGTCTGGGGCCCAGGCTGCGCGGCAATTGTCGCCGCGAATGGAAATGCCATGTGTCACCTTCCAAGCGCTGAGGCCGTCTGTTCCGCGGCCAGCCAAGCCGATCCCCGCCCTCTGAGGGAAAGCACCCACTTTGTTGTCGGTTTGCGCGGGTCGCCCTGATAATCGCTTCTGCAGTTCACGGTGTTACCGCCGCGGTTTTCTCGGCAAGTGTTTCTCCGGTGTGTCGCGCAGCGCCTGCGTCAGCTCGGGATCTCGGCTGTTGTCGGGCAGCAAGAGGACGACCGGCGGACTCGCCTCGGCGTCGCTGCCCGGAGCCGGGTTGTCGCGCACCGCCCTCTCGCGCCAATGCGCCCTTGTTTTCAACCAAAAGATCTGTGCCGCGACATTGCCGGCCTTCGCGTTGGCGAACAAATAGCCGGAAACCAAGGCATTGGCCTCGGCTACCCCGCAGTCGAGGTCATCACGACACCGCTTACGCAGGGTTTTCGGCGCGCACCCGATGATCTTGGCGATATCGTCCTGACGGACGCCAACCCCAGCCAGATGCCGCACCTTTTCGCGCACCGCCGCATCGACGACAAACGCTTTCTTAGCCATCGGCGGAACCGGATCGATCTCGGTCCTGGCGGCCGGCGCGCTCGTCAAGCGATTGACCCGAGGCTTGATGGATCGCCGTGCGCCCGGTGAAGGCTTGCCAGCGCCGCAGGATGACGTCGACATAAGCAGGGCTTATCTCGACACCGCAGCAGATGCGGCCGGTCATTTCGGCCGCGATCAGGCTGGTGCCCGAGCCGAGAAACGGGTCATAGACCAGCTGGCCGGGCCGGCTGTTGTTGACGATCGGACGGCGCATGCACTCGACTGGCTTTTGGGTCCCGTGGCCCCAGCTCTGCTCGCGCTGCCGATTGCCAAATGGGTTATTGTTGGGGATCTCCCAGACTGTGGTCTGAGTGCGGTCACCTTGCCAGTGGCCCGCCTTGCCTTCGCGCACCGTGTACCAGCAGTTTTCATGCTTCCAATGATAGTGGCCGCGGCTCAGAGTGAAGTGCTGCTTCACCCAGACGATCTGGCCCCGACGCTGCAACCCGCAAGCAGCGAGGTCGGCAGCCACAACGTCGCCGTGCAGTGCACCGTGCCAGACATAGGCGACATCGCCGGTAAACAGCGCAAAGGCCTGCCGCCAGTCGGCGCGATCGTCGTTGAGCACCTTGCCCTGCGCCAGCGCGCCGGAACTGACGCGACGACGCGCTCGCCAACTCGGATCATAGTCGACCCCATAAGGCGGATCGGTGACCATCAGATCAGGCCGCGATCCTGCCAGCACCGGCTCGACATCCGCTGCACTAGTGCTATCGCCGCAGGCAACCCGATGGTCTCCCGCGAGCCATACATCGCCGGGCCGAGTGACGGGGTTTTCGGGTACTTCCGGGATGCTGTCGGGATCGCTCAAACCGCTCGATCCCAAACCGGCCAGGATGTCTTCAAGTCGGTCCGGCTCGAAGCCGATCAATTCGAGGTCGAAACCGTTGAATTTGAGATCACGCAGCTCACTGCGGAGCAGATCGGGATCCCAGCTCGCCCGCGCCGCAAGTTCGTTGTCGGCCAGGCGATAGGCTTGCTTCTCCTCGTCACTCCAGCCGCGCGCGACGATTACCGGGATGGATTTCAGCTCCAACCTCGCCGCTGCGGCAACCCTCCCATGCCCGGCGATCAGAACGCCCTGCTCGTCAACCAGGACCGGGTTCGTCCAGCCCCATTTACGGATCGATGCGGCAATTTTATCGAGGTCGGCCTCGCTGTGAAGTCGCGGATTTTTCGCATAGGCTATCAACCGCTCGATCGGCCAGTGCTCGACCCGGTCGGCCGGCCACGGCCGTGTGGGGCTCGGCGCCGGCCCCGACGCTATCGATGACATTATCCACCTCTGGACGGCGTTCCCGTCCTAATATGAGTACAGCAATAAATAAGTTGCAAATTAACAACAGGGCCGCCATGTTCAGATGCTGCTATGGTGACTCACTGGTTTCGAACCTATGGCACTCCCGCGTGTTGGTCCTATATGCCATGCGAGAGAAGCCCCGTTTTTGATCGAATCACTATATTGCATATTTTAGCATAAGCAGATCGCGTTTGTCAATGATCTCGTTTCGTTCCAACCAACAACCAAAAGCTATGTCGGGCAAAACGATGCTGATGATTGGTGGTGGACAACACCGCCTCAAACGCGGTAAATTCCACTCCCCACCCCCGTCCGGTAAGTGGCTGAACAAGCTCAGGTTTTCAGCTGGATCGGGGGATAGCGCAGTCGGGCCGGCTCTTTTTATAGACGGTAAATTCACCAGCGGGCAAACCCCTGGCGGCAGAAACCAAAAACAATTCAGCAGCTTAAGACAGAAATAGCGGAAGAAGCTGCCGAGGCCAAAAAACAAAATTCCGGCTGATATGAGCCTAAAATAGCGCCCTTACGCTTCGCTATCACCCCATAAACCCCCTGCAATCGTGCTTTTTCGCCAGTCGCCGGGGGATCCCTACTTCAGAGACGAGTTCGCAGTAGACTCGCCCCTCCAGCGGGGAGTCCTCTGCGAACCTGATTCCTCGCGCGACCGGAGCGGACCAAGATGGCTGGCCTGGCGGCCGACTTCATTCCGGAATAGGTG